ACAGGTATTGGATGGTAAACATAAATTTATTTACAAATATAAGATAGAAGCATCCCCTAAAGTGGAAGATGCAATTAGACAATTAATTGAATTGGAGCAATAAATGTCAGCAGATAGACCTTCAGTTAATCCTACAGATAAATGGTGCTGGGTGTTCTGCCCATCGTGCAATAGATGCCAGGATAAAGGAAGATATACAAAATGCAACGGGTGCTCAGGTCGATACGACCCAGAACTTATCATTAAAGCAGATAACGAAGATTTCTGTGATTGCAAAAACGGAACTCTTAGATGGAAAACCCAGCAGGGTAGACTTGTAATGGCTAGGTTCAAATCCAACCCATTTAAGAGTGAAGTTAAGTATGAAAAGAAATCTGGGGATGAACGCGATTGGGACTCATATGTTAAAGATATGAGAGAAAAATTAAATGATCCCAAATGGGATCCTATAACTTATTACGAGGATTAAAAATGAGCGAGAACTTTCCAGCAGTTGTTGAAAAAGGTAATATTAAATTAACTGAATATACTGATTCAACTTACAATTATGACGACAAATTATTCCTACAGTGCACCTGTGTTGGATTCTATCTAACGCAAAAAGAACTCAAAGACTTGTACACAGTAGTTGGCTATTATCTCAATGCTGATGACATTACTGATGTCAAGGTATCGATAGGGGGCGAAGATGTGGCCCTATGAAGAAGATGATCATATGGAGATAGGTGAAACTGGTTGGGTTGCAATCGGCCAGGGCGCTTATATTAATAAGATTAATAATCATACTATAGATGAAATCGGAAGAGAATTCGATGAAAATGGTCGACTAATATACGATCCTAATGAAGAACAGTAGGAATATTTTTGAGTTCTATATTAATTAAAAATTATGATAGCTTAAGTGATTTAGAAAAATTAAGTTTAGTAGATTTTTCATATTCTAGAATAGATACGTACGACCAATGTCCATCAAGATATTTCTATTCTTATATTAAGAAAGAACCAAGACAGTTTAATGCACCAGCAGCTCTTGGAAACATTGTTCATGCAGTTCTTGAAAATACTTTAGATAATAATAAAGTTTTAGATTTAAACGAACTTCAGGAAGAATATAAAAATAATATTCCTATTTGGGATCCAAATCAAGAAATAACTCCAGATCTTATTTCAGTTGGATCAATTATACTCAATGAATTCTACGATCAAAATGTGGATAAAGAATTCTCCATATACGATAAAGAAATGTCTTTCTCTTATATTATAGGGTCGTACAGAATAATTGGCTTTATAGATAGGGTAGATATTATTGGAGATAGAGTCAACATAACAGACTATAAAACTGGTAAATGGGAAGTTGCACAGAAGCATGTGCACTCAAATCTGCAGCTAGGCATATATGCCCTTGCGCTTCATAATATATTTCCAGAAAAAGAAATATACGCTGAACTTTATTATTTAAGATCTGGAAAAAGAAAAGGCCATTTGTTTACTCAAGAAGATATAGATGAAGTTAAGAATAAGCTTATTGACACTATCCAAAAAATAATGGTTGATCAAAACTTTACGCCCACTGCCAATAGCAGAGTATGCTCTTACTGTGATCACGCCAAATCAGGTGCTTGTCCAACTGGTGTTTACAGAAATAAAAACAATAGTTATAGAAAATAGAAAAGGGGCTGGTTTCCCAGCCCCTTTTCTATGCGTAGTTTTTAAAAAAAAGAATCAGAAATCTGAGTCTGTATCGATAGCAAAATCAAAATCATTGAACTCTGTGACTACCTTGACAGCGTCGCCGTAGTCGTAACCGAGGTCTACAACCAAGTCCTCGATAATTTCGTCGTTAATTGTTTCAATTGCTGTGTTGATGATGTGTGTTAGTGTGTTCATGGTGATTAGTATACTGCTTCCTGAGTGGTAATGCAAGTTGTTTTGCATATTTTTATTTTATAGTGTATAATATATATACGCTTACAGGCATTAAGGATATCATAATGGAACTACATGTTGTCAAGGCAGAAGACTTTTTTTTGGAAAAATCTTCTTTTAAAAAACAACCTAATTTGAATAACATCAGAAACAGGCAGATCGATAAAGTAATCCTAGAGGATGATGGGGTCTTCACAAGAAAAAAGGGTAACGCGTACCAATACACTAAGACTGGATTCAGGAAAGATATAGAACTTAATGTTAGATCCAGCTGGGAAGCTAACTTTGTTAGAATCCTAAATATCTATAAAATAGAATTTAAATTTGAGCCTACTGTTTTTTCTTTCCCAATAAAAAGGGGAACAAAGGGTTATACTCCTGACTTTTTTCTAGAACGAAATGGTGAATGGGTAGAGATTAAAGGCTATCTAGATGATAAAAGTAAAATTAAATTAAAAAGATTTAAAAGGTATTATCCTGATGAATTCAAAAAAATGACATGCGTCATAAGTAAATACTCAAACGACGCAAAGAATTTTATGGCTGAGATAGAAGTTCCTCAAATTGTCTTCTACGAAGACATAAAGGTTTTTTATAGTCAGTACATAGTTAACTGGGAAGGTAAAAAATGACAGCTTACAAGGAGCAATATTACTCTTTAGAAGAGAATGAAATGCAAGACCTAATCGCTAAAGCTAAAAAAGGTTCAGCAAAAGCACAAGAAGAACTCTTAAAAGTATTCAGTAATTTCTTAACAAAGTATATTTCACTATTATATTATGGAAAATTTAATCTCAATGATTATGACATACGAAGGTTTATCTCTTTATTTATCAAAGATTCTGGCACAAGGTTTGCCCTAATGAAGAATAAAATGAATGGATCTAACATGCGAGTGATAAATGAATGCATGAGAGGTATTCATTATATGGCAAAAAGATATGGGGACGAGGAGGACATCAGACAAACGGTATATATGACCTTCTTTCAGTGCATAGGACGATACGAAAGAAAAGATTCAGCTAAAGGTCCAATCCCCTTTAGTGGTTTCTTGTATAGCTATTTTTTTTATTTACTAAAAAAGAACGTAGATACATTCCTTATTGATCAATTAGGCAGGAAGACATTCCCATTATTAGACGACGATGCCACTAATGATGAGGGTGATGAGAACTATGTGATTGGTTTCAAAGCAGATCCAGTGGAATATAGTATGGAACAGTTATTGGCTGCAGATAAAATTGATGAATTTTGGGTTTTGGGCGAGAAAAATATTGCGCCATTTGATAGACTAACAGTGCAAGAAAGACAACTTCTAAAATGGAGATATGTAGATGGACAACGATCCAGCGAAATATCTCAGAAAGTTAATGAACATCCAAATACAGTTAGAGAGCATTTGTCTAAGATTAAAAATAAAGTAAAAGATTTAATTATAGAAAATGATCTCAGTGAATACGCAATGCTAATTAATATGGAGAAGAATTAATGAACCTACAATCAATGGAAAAACTGCAAGAACTATTGCAGAATTTTCTTGGACCTCAATTAAAAGAGGTTATCGAAGCATACGCTGACGTAGAAAAAAGTAGTAAATATTTTGTAGAAATTCCAGAGGTCGACATTATAGATCTAGGCATAGAGACTATTGCATCGCTAGTTGCCCGCACGTCTAATGTCTATGGTAGAGCAGCGCGCTTTGCTGGAATGTCTAGAGCACAATATAAGATTATAGAAGGTAATTATAAAAGAGTCTATAAATCAAATAGAGCCGGAAAGAATGAAGCTGAAAGAGAAGCTTCAGCCATGGCAGCAGCAGAGTCACAGCACACTGAAATGATTACCTGTGAGGCAATCATGAGTCTAGCTGAAGCAATGGAAACGTCAGCTAGAATAGCATCAGAATCAGCTAGAAAGCTAATGGACAAAATGCAGTCCATGCAAGTAGCTGCGTTTAGAGAAGAAAAAGGTTCCTATTTGGAATCGGATTTTAGTACCTACTAAAGGACAAGAAATATGTTTATCGGTCATTACAAAAGTGTTAATACATCTGAAGAATTTTATTCTACAGAAAAAGAAGATCTCAATTTTCCAACACAAGTTGAATATAAAAGTAATAAATATCTATTAACAAAAACAATTCAAATATCATCAAGTCTTAAAAAAAATCTAACAGAAGTAGCAAAAAGATTTAATATAGATTATGATGTAAAGGTTGATTGAAAAAAGTGTTTAAGTTTTTAAGATTGGCTTTTTATTTATGAACATAGAAGTATTTTGTGACGGAGCATCTAGAGGGCAGGGTCAAAAGAAAATCGGAGAAGCTGCCTGTTCTGTCGTTGTTTATCGCAACAGAAAAAAGATAGCACAGTTTGCCAGAGGATTAGGTCCTAGAACTAATAATGAAGCAGAATATGAAGCTGTAATAGCAGGACTGCTGATATGTTCTATGGCTGATCTTATAGACCCAATTATATATACAGACTCAGCTGTTGTGGCTAATCAGGTTAACGGTAAGTGGAAATGCAAGAGTGCAGCCCTAATCCCATTACTGATGACTATTGAGGAAATCAGAGATGAATTTAATTTTCGGGTTATTCAAGTTAAAAGAACATTTGTTTGGGAACCAGACGCCTTGGCAAATAAATTTTTAGATGAATTAGAAGTAAGAAAAGAGAAAATAAATAGGATATGAATGGTATAATATGGATATGATTAAAGATAAAAAATTTTATAAAGATTATCCGATAGTTATTGGCCTAGCAGGTAAGGCAGCGACTGGGAAAACATCAGTTGCAGAAAAGATAGTCCCTAAAGCAGAAGTCAGTCCTGTGTCAAATCACGTTAAATGGGATCATTTGTTTTTTGCACTACCATTATATGAGTTGGCATCTATAAGAAAAAACTCATTGGGTTTTAGGCAGAAAGATCGTCAGTTATTTTCTATCCATGAGGTTGTGTATGACATTTTTGGCTCTAATGCCTTAGGCACTATTCCTGATTATGATATGTTTTGCCAGCTAGTGAAAGATATCTACAATCTACCCATAGAGCCTGAAGGCTATAAGCCAAGATCTTTCCTACAAAAGGCAGGAGACTTGTGTAGGGCATACGATGAAGACTGCTTTTCTAAGTGGGGCATACTAAAAGCTAATAAATTATTTAGATCCCATATGAGAACTCCAGAGTTTGAGGATCAAGATATGCCGATGGCTATCATTATCTCTGATGTTAGATTTGAGAATGAAGCTAAGAAAATACTTGATCAACCCAATGGATTAATCATTTGCTACGAAGCGTCTGATGAGATTAGAAATGAAAGAATGATGCGTAGAGACGGACATGCCATGACTCCCGAGCAAATGAATCATAGATCAGAACAAGAAATTGATTTGATAAAAGAAAAAGCCTCTGCTATAATTAACACCGACAACTTAAACATAGCGGAACAAGCATTAGCTACTACAAATTTAGTTCAAACTTTTACGGACGTGTATGCCTAAGATATCAAAAACAGCAATGGAGCAGTCATTAGACTCTCCCATAGATCAGGTGGTGAATATTTTGAGTTCAGAAATATCTATTTCAACTAATCCAGTATTTATATGTGGAGTAAATAGAAAAATTAACATTGGTAATTTTGAGAATATCGACGTATACGCAGGTATTACTTTGCCATTGAATGAAGTTTCTTTGGAAGATAAAGATAAGTTAACTGAAATGATCGAAGCTGCAGCTTCATATGGCTTTTCAATTGTTTCAAAAGAAACAGGCGAAAGATATCAGTTAATTAAAGAATCACAACAAGGAAAATAATAAACAATAGTTAGCTAACAAATATTGAAAAGGATAAAAAATAATGATGAAACTAATTAGAAAAATAGCAAGAAAAATTCTATTTAAAAAGAAAACAAAAATTGGTGGATATGACTTAGATGATAAAACTAATGTCAAGGAAGACGAGCCGATTATTTGGATGACTCCAACCACGTCGGTTAATTCAACCCCTAAAGATATAAAAATTACACCCGCTAATCCAGCGGATAAGACCGTCAGCCCTACTACTGCAGCTAAGAAGCCAGGTAGACCAAAGGGACAAGTGTCCAAGAATCATGGTGGCACTAAGCCTGCAAAAAAGGTTGCACCAAAAAGTAATCCAAATAAAAAATAACACAACTAAATCGTCTTTAATAGACTAGTTATATAGGGTTTTTACACTACTATATAACTAGTCTATTATTTTAAGGTGGGTCATTATGGCTAAGGATAAAGGTTGGGGAAGCAAGACTTCTTCAGACAACAATTATTATAAATTATTGAAAGATTCAGTAATGAACGTTATCGATACTCCACGTAAAGGTGGACATTATTCAAGTCAGTGGACGGCTTACAAGAATAAAAAGTAACCATGGCAATAAAGAAATTTGTCTATATAAGTGGACCTAGAATGGGAACCAGCAACCAAAACAGTGGTGGTCCCGTTATATCTAAAGCGCCAAAGAAAAAGAAAAAAAAGAAATAACTCTATCTTATTTATTCAGGAACAACAATGCCCACAAAAAAAGATTCACGTCTAACTAAAGCTGGGGTTACTGGCTACAATAAACCTAAGCGTACGCCCAGTCATCCCACTAAGTCACATGTAGTTGTGGCTAAGTCTGGAAATCAAGTTAAAACCATTCGCTTTGGACAGCAAGGTGTATCTGGATCTCCCGCGAAAAAGGGTGAATCCGCTTCTGACGCAGCAAGAAGAAAGTCCTTTAAGGCAAGGCACGCAGCCAACATTGCCAAGGGCAAGCTGTCTGCAGCCTTCTGGGCCAATAAAGTGAAATGGTGACTTATGTCAGCTTTCTGGTCTACAATAATTTCAGCTGTAATTTTGGGGCCACTAGTTGTTCTCATCCAGAGAAGTCGTAAAGAAAATAAAAATGATCATAACACAGTAGCTTCTGTCTTACTAGAGGTTAAAGACCAAATCATTGACCTCCACTTAAAGATAGATCATGTAGATGAGCAGGTCGACAAAGTTGATGACCAAATGCAGGGTCACATGATGTGGCATTACAAGAAATCTACTGAAGGAAAGAAGAAAGTAGAGGGGGTGTAATTATGGCAATGATGAAAAAGAAAGCAGCTGCACCTAAGAAGACAGCTTCAAAAAAGACAGCTGGTCTTACAGCGGCACAAAAGAAACTTCCACCTTTTATCCAGGCTGCAATAGCTAAGAAAAAGAAGAAGATGTAATTTAATCGTTTTAATTAAAAGGGCTATGGCTACATGTCATAGCCCTTTTTTTATTTGTGTCATTACTATATCTCCCGCGGACAAGTTAAAAAATTGAGGGAGATATGTCTAAATTCAAAAATATTTTATCAGTATTGCTAATAACAATAGGTATTGGATTGTTTTTAAATCCAGTTAGTAACTCATCAGTAGCATTGGCTACTAGTGGCGGTGGTGGACCAATCGTATTAGATGGAATGGATCCAGTTTGTCACTCTGGATGGGAAAGTACTGGACAATATATAGCCAAGGTTCTTAAGAAGGTACATGATGGTGCGCGAAATCTAAACAATGGCCATATTGCAATTGTCGGATCTAACGCAACAACCACTTCATGTGGGGCTAACTGGGCCAGTCAATTAAGTGCACAGTTTTTAGTTGAATTTCCCACTGCTCCTATAATTGATTTTTATATTACAGATTCACAAATAAGCAATTTTTTTAGTACTACAATTACGTCTAATCCTCCAGCTGTATTATGGATACCAGATAACTGGAGTCGTTCATCCGGCACTGAAGCAATATTTACAGCCAATGCAGAAAAGATAGCTGACTTTGTTAATGGTGGTGGCGGTCTGTTTGCAAATATGGGATCGTACGGTTGGCTGACTGCACTTTTACCTGGCGCTATCTATAATAATGGAGGGTGCAATGGTGGACCAGAAGCTACAACTGATGGGGTAAATGATTTTGGTTTAACAAATACACTTGTAGCTGCGTGCTGGCATGGGTATTTCACCGGCAATGTAGGAACATTAAAGACTCTTGTCGACTACCCATATCCAGAAGCATCCGACTCTAGAAAGGCTGTTTCCATTGGAGGTGGCAGTGTATCTCTTCCTAGTTCTTTTGTACTATCATATAGTCCTGCAACCCCTCGTGCAGGTGAGCCAATTACTATTACAGCAACGGCTCAAACTTTAGCTGGAGTACCACAGTCTGGAGTCACAGTATCAATGACAGTTTTCTCTGGTCCAGATTTAGGGCAAACCTTTACCGCAACAACTGATGCAAGTGGTATAGCTAACATCACTGTCAACACGGCATCGCAGGGCACGGCAGTTTATACCGCTAGTGCAACGGTTAATGGTGTAGTGAAAGTTGTCTCAATTACGGTTTTATGGGATGCGCCAGCGCCTACTACGACTATTGCAACAACGACGATTGCTCCCACTACTATCCCCCTAACTACAGTTCCCGAAACAACTACAACTCAAGCCCCTATCGTAACTGAACCCGAAACTACAACTACTATTATGAATGTTACAACAGTGCCACAAATAATCGTGGAGGAAACCACAACAACAGTTCACGACCACAGTAGTCATGATCATGGGTCACAAGATACTCCGCAGAGCCCACTTCCAACGACAGGGCAAGACGGTAGTTCATCTATGAGTATCGGCGCGTTTTTGATTACTATAGGTATAGCAATATTTATATTGAATCGAAGGACTAGAAAATATGGCAAAGCCAGCTGATAAAAAATGGATTCAAAAAGCCATTAAAAGACCTGGAGCATTCACTGCCAAAGCTAAAAAAGCTGGTAAAACTCCAGCAGGTTTTGCTACGGCAGTTACTAAAAATCCAGGTAAGTACAGCAAATTAACTGTACAACAGGCAAATTTTGCGAAGACTTTAAAAAAGATTACTAATAAAAATAAGAAAAAATGAAAAAGAATAGACCCTATACTGGTACAAGTGATGTAAAAGTTGGCAAACAAAAATCTAGGCCTGGAGTGCGAGCTCTCTATGATCGAATTTGCTATTATTTTCAAATGCAACCTCTTGGTACACTCAATACTAACATAAAGTCTGTGCATTATACGGGTAGAGCTTTTGATGTTGGCCCTATAGTTCCAGCAGATGGTGATTTTAGATATCTAAATATAAATTTGTTAAGATTTTTATCAGGTGTTCCAGATAGTTTGGGCATAGAAGAAATACATGATTACTGTGGAGTATATGTTCCAGGAACTAAAACACCAGCTATTCCATATTTTGTACGCCCTACTTCTGATCCTCCAGAAATATATACGGAAAGAAATATGTTTGGAGCTGGCTATCGATGTGACAGACAAGCCAATAAGCCTCCAGTAGAAGGAGCAGAAAATTTTTATGGGTGGAAAATTTGGGACGCGAGTGCCCATCTAGCTCACGGTGGGAAAACCATTGGAGCTAGTCATATACATATAGAGGTAAGTCCTGCAATGGCAGACAACGGATCTTTAATGATATCAAACTTTAATAAAGCTTTTAAAACTTTTAGGTTTATAAATGGTGGCTGGCCAAGTTTCAAATAAGACATTACTATTATATTAAATAAGAAAATAGGAGATTAATACATGAGTCAATACCCTTACATAAAACTAGTTGTCCCAACTGCCCTTAAGCAATACAAGAATGGCCAATTAGCGGAAAGCGTCCTCGCTTCAGTAAAAACTGGAGGAAAAATGTATGCACCAGTCGCAGCACAATTTAATAAGATGTACGACGCTGCGTTAGCTGCTGGTTTTAAGCTTAAAAACGTTGGAGATTACCGCTCATTCCAGGGTCAGTTGTCAATGTTTATGGATCGCTATGTAACAACTGACACTGGCACTGGTGTTACTCGTCAATATGAGGGTAAGACTTGGTGGTTGAAGAAGGGCAAAGCTCCCTCAGCTGCCCCAGACCCAACTGGCCTTAAGGGTTCCAATCACGGCTGGGGACTAGCAATTGACCTTGGCTATGACGCCAATGGCAAACTCACCTCAATGGGTGGAAAATGTTTTGAGTGGATGTGCGCCAATGCACCAAAGTATGGTTTCTACCTACAAGGTAATAACGCAGCCTCTAAAGAATTCGAAGCTTGGCACTGGCAGTATGCACTAGGTGACGCTTCGCCTGATGGCTCTGTGCAAGTTTCAGCAGAGGCTTTAAAGCCATCTGGTGGCGCAGTAGAAGCTGGCCCAATGGTATTTGAATACCCAGGAACTCCAGTTGGACTCGGCTCAAAAGGCGCATCTGCTATGCTCGTTCAGGCAGTCATCGGAGCAAAAGCTGATGGTGATTTCGGACCCAAGTCTGTTGCCTCACTTAAGGCATGGCAGACTGCTAACGGCTTAACTGCTGACGGCTCTGTGGGTCCCGTTACTTGGAAGAAGATGTTTGGCTGATGCGTAAAGTAATTTTAC